AACCTAAAGTAGTGGGACCCCTTTTTATAAAAAAGGGGGATGGGGTAGCAAAAAAAATTCGCGTTGTAATTGTGTTTGGGACCACTATTGAATAACCCCTGGCGGTTGTCTGTGTTAACCCGCCAGGGGTAAAGAGTTAATCTAGCAAGACCATATAAGCCTTGGCATTGTGTTTCATAAACCAAGATAGTTTATCTCTCATATGTTGCCAATGCTTGCTCGCACCTGTGCCAAGTGTCTTATCCTCTATTGTCGCTTGTAACTCGTGCAAGAATATTTCATCGTGCTTTCTTGCCTCTTCTTTTGTTAACATAACAGATTCACCATTAAATCTATTACGTCTTTCTTCTGTTCTATTGTCTGTATTTGTTTTCATATCAGGGATCATATAGGATAAGTCAATCATTGTCAACACTTTTAATTGTGGTCCTTGTTGCTTGATATGGTACTCGCTCGTGTTGGTCGTTATTATTCCATTGATATCTATAACTCTCGTACTTTTCTTTTTCAACTTTGATCGGTGTTTCACTTGGTTGCTTAACTGAATATGTGTTAGCAATCTCAACGCCAAACTTATTTAAGAACATAAACAAACAACTGTTGTTGCAAAAGTAATTCCAGATATTAGGTTGATGACTTCCATATCTGCCAACTTTTATTTTAACAGTTCGCAATACTTTATTATCACCTGAGCCTCGCACCCTTGATTGCGTTTCAATCTTATGGCAATCTGGATTATGACACCAATTATACTCGCTCATCTACCCCTCGCCATTTCAAGAACACAGATTACAATAAAAAACCAAAATAAAATTCTAATTTCATCTGGCATTAATACCTCACTTTCCAATTGCCACTTGCCGATCTATAATTATGTGCATCTAAATCGTAATAAACATAGTAGGGTACACCTTTTTTATTTACATCAAACCTAGATTTCTCACCATGTTTGCCTCGTCTTGTTATATGTTTTTTGTGCTTATCAGCCCAATAAGTTATGTAGAATGTTTTAGTCATTTATGCCTTTCTGTTATGGGACTATCCTATATTATAGAATAGTCCCTGTCAAGTGTTAATTTACACTTTTTTGTGCTTTGATATATGCCATTCTCTCGGCAATTTTTTCCTCTCTTGTTTTTTCTTTTTTGTTTTTCATACCTTTAATCCTATCAGCAAGATTTTTAGGATTATAGATTACAAGTCCAGTTGAGTTTGTTCTAATTATTTCTGCCTCTTGAACATTTAATCCAAGTTCAGTACATAACTCAATCGCCTCGTCAAGATACTTATAACCTTTAAGACCAACTTTAATTTCTTTCATCTGGTCTAAAATAGAACTAATCCATTTTTGATGTGCAATAACAAATTGACCTTTTGCCTGTTTCCAAGAAATTAAAAAATTAAACTCTTGTTCAGTACAAGCAATAGAACGATCTCTACAATAATTTCTACCAATTAAATCTAATTGGTATTTTTCATTCCATTCTTTGCCATAACCTTTGTCATCATTACCAAGATATTTAGTATTGTTATCACAATATTTTATTTTGTGTGGGTTGCTATTTTTGCCCTCTTGTTCAATCAAAATATCAGGATTACAATTTTCTTGTGCTTTTAACTCGTCTCTAAACAAAGCATAGCCATAACTATTGTCGCTATAATCATGGGAAGAATTGCTATCAGTATCAAAGCTACCATTTAATCTAAAGTCAAAATGTTTTTCTATTGCCTTTGTTTCAGTAATTGGGTTGTTGTCATAATCTCTATCTTCAACTTCACCCATATAATGAAAATGAAAACAACTATCTTTTGCAATAGTATCAACATTCTCAAATTTATTTTGTAGGTATCTTGCTTTTTCAACATCTTCATCTGTATAATGTCTTCTTACTATTTTTTCAGCAACTTTCCACGCATTGTCATTCAAGTCAATTTGTTCACCTTTTAACTTGTCATAGTTTTGTTTTTCAACAGTATCTTCTTGTTCAAGATGTACTCTCATTCTATTTGCAATCTTGTTCCGATACTCTTGGTTTAGTCTTATTCTAGTCATTTTGTCCTTTCTCTATTTGGTCTTTTACTTTCTTAATTTCTGAAAGTACATATATTTGCATTTCTTGTAAAGCAAATAATTTGCCATATAAGTTTGCAACTCTTGACGCATTGTTCATTGACTTTGCTAAATCAAAAGCTTGGTCGCTTGTATTATTTTTATTTGTTTGCATATTTATTCCTTTATTTAATTATTTTTAATATACACTATTGACATTCTTTGTCAATAGGATTATATAGGAATTATTCCCTTTTGCTAATTACGGAATCAAAAACTCAAATTAGCTGGGACAACTTCTGGTTGTGGTACGTCACACCTGCACTGCACGTCTTCGTGTCATGAGCCAGAACTGATCCCTGGTCTATGTTACTAGTTTGGAAAAAATGGCCATTGACTAGTTAAAACTCTAGATGAAACATGGACCTGGGATCAGTAAATGCTGGCGCATTAATAAGCGTCTATGTAACAAACGAAAGGGTAGTTACTGATCCCTGATCTGATTGGTCGAAACAGTAATTGTGCTTAAGCAATTCCAATCGGATCTGGGATCAGCACGGAACTAGAGATATCTAGTAGCAATAGGTCAGACAGTTTAAGCGGTCTGATATTGCCTGATCAGGGCACTTTAGAATGATTCTAAGGTGCAAGTTGCAAGCTGCAAGCGCTTGACAGCTGGTCCAGGATATGATAGGATTAATTTATCACCCGTTTGCTGGTATCCGGTGTAAAACTCAAACCAGCAAAACAAAGAAAGAAATAATTATGAATAAAAAAAATAATGACCCATTTGGCTTTAACAAAGCGATTAACTGGAATAAGTTAGAAGATCCAAAAGTTTTAAAAGAATTAGAAAAACTTTTTAATGAAGACAAGCCGCAAGCCACAAGCTCCAAGCTTGACAAGCCGCAAGCTTTAAGCTATAGTAGGATAATAAAGGAGAAAGAAAAAAATGACTGAAACAAAAAAACTAAAAGAAATGTTAAGCAAAGGCTGGAAAGAAATCAGAGCGTCTAAAAATAAAACATGGCCGCGATTTGGAATTGAAATGTTTTTACTTCAATGTATAATCCAATGCAACAAAGCACTAAACGAGAAAGATAACAAGAAAGATTATGAGTAGGAACCCCGGATCACAGAGTCTACAGACCCTAATACATCACTGGAGATGGTTAGAAGCTAATGGCTACAAGCGCCAAGCCGCAAGCTGCAAGCGCCAAGCCGCAAGCTTGACAAGGAAGCTGTATCCTGTTATTGTATCCTACAAAATAAAGGAGAATAAAAAATGACTAAAAAAATAACTATACACTGGGGAACAGATAAAGAGCCTCAAGATAAAAAATCTTATGAATTTAAAACTGATGAACAACTCAAATATTTTATGATGGGTGTTGATGAAGCCAATGGCTGGTTAGAATACGAGGTTATAGATGAAAACGAGTGAAGCATTTAAAATTATAGGCGGTTCGCTGTCGAAGCCTAGCAAGATGCCTGGCTGGTCGATAGGTTTACCTGCTAAGGAATGCAAAACAGGAAGCAAGCTTAGAAAAATTAAAAATTCAGTTTGTGAAGATTGTTATGCGCTCAAGGGCTGTTATGTATTCAAAGTTGTTCAGGATGCACAGTATCGAAGGCTGCGAGCTATCAAGGACCCGCAATGGGTTGAAGCAATGGCGCATTTAATAAATTCAAAAAAGCCAGATGTATTTAGATGGCATGACAGCGGCGACGTCCAGAGCTTGGACCATTTAAATAAAATTTACGAAGTCTGTAGGTTGACACCTTCAAAGCGTCACTGGCTGCCCACACGTGAAGCGTGGATCAAGGACCATCTAACAGACAAGCCTACAAATTTAGTCATACGATTTAGCGCGCCAATGATGGACCAATTGGCGCCTGAGTCGTGGCCTAACTCTTCAAGCGTCATCACCAAGGACCAGCCTTGGTTTGGTGCAACGTCAATTGTTTGTCCGAGCTCAAAGCAAGGCAATCAGTGTTTAGATTGTAGACAATGCTGGAATCCTGATATAAAAAATATATCATACAAGGCACATTGAAATGTTTAGACATCCAAAATATTATAAAGAATTACGCAAGCGTAATAAATCGGACCAGGCCATTAGCTTAAGAGCTCACGACGGTGAGTGCGAGCGTGCGACTGGTCCGGGCCTCAAGCCACAAGCTTCAAGCACCAAGCCTCAAGCTTCAAGCACCAAGCTCATTAAAAAATAAGTTACAAGCCTCAAGCCCCAAGCAGCAAGCGCCAAGCTTCAAGCCAAAATTCTCAAGCGCCAAGATTCCTGAACCAGGAAACAATTGAAAACGATTAGCGGCTCTTGGACCAAGGGCCTCGACTAGGATAAAACTATTCTTAGGATGTTTCACATGAAACGCAATTTGGTGTGGTGAAAACTTAATTTTTATACCCTTGGTTACTTTTAATTCTACTGTGAAAAAGGTGCCAGAATTATTATAGCCCAATAGATCGGGAGTACCAACATTGCTAAGGTTTTCAATCCTATTCCATGTAATTTTAGGGGTTGCCTTAACAAGTTTTTTGTATAATTTTGACTCTGGTCCCACCTATTTTTTTGAGGTAGCATTGTCATTCTTTTTGTCTTTCAAAGATGCCAACATTACAACTAATGTCGCAACTTCACCATATGGTTTTGACCATAAATATTGCAACAATGATTTTCTCTGCTCTTCTGTTAATTCAAACATTTTACTCCTTTCTAATAATCTCCTCGTACACCAGGGGGTAATATTATTTTTTTACTTTTAACAGGTTTTAAAACTAATCTTAAACCTTGTTGTGCACCTATTATATTGTTTTCTTGTACTTCCATTCTTTTAATTTCTTCAAGATAACCATCTACTTCAATATATATTCTTGCATACTGAACTGCATTACCTCTACCTTTACCATCTTTTAATTTATCGGTAAAGCTGCCTAAAAATTGTTGTAAGTCCTTAACGAGCATTAAAGTAATCGTCTATTTGTTTTGCCAATCTTTTGTTGTCTTTTTTTAGTTCTTCATTATCTAAAATTAGTTTACCCATAAGATCTTGATGAGAATTACTAATAGCTAACAACTCTTTTATTCTTTGACGTAATGTTTCAATAGTTTTTTCTAAATCATTGTCACCACGATCGTTTTTTACTTGTTGTAAATCTATAACTTTGTCATCTTTCATATGTTGACAATATAGCCATGTTACCTTAAATTGTCAATATGGGAGTTCCAAAAAGATTAACTGAAATGCAAAAAAGATTTGCAGAATACCTTGTGTTTAACGAAGGTAGGACCACCGGTGCAGATGCAGCAATAGCTGCAGGCTACAGTGAGAAGAGAGCACGTGTTGAAGCTTCTGAATTACAAAACCCTAGACTGTCACCATTGGTGGTACAATACATAGGTTCATTGCGAGAAGAAAAATTAAAAAAATACGAAGTTACTTATGACAAGCATGTAGCAGAGCTTGGTAAGATACGAGAAGAAGCTCTTAAGAAAGGTGCTTTCTCTGCTGCAACCAACGCCGAAAAAAATAGGGGTATGGCTGCAGGATTATATATAGACCGAAAAATAATAAAAACAGGTAAGCTAGAGGAATTATCAGAGGAAGAACTAGAATTAAAAATGAAAAAAATACTAGATGATTACGCACCAATTTTAAACGCAAAGCAGATTGAGGGTGAAGCAATAGAAACACCTACAACTTCTGAATCTTCTTTACCCACTGACGAGGAATCATCGTCCGATCCCCAAAAGTAAAACTACCATCATCTTCCTTATCGTAAGAGGCAAATAATTTAATTGAAAATTTATCTTTAGAGTACAACCAACCTTCGTTAACAGGTCTGGCCAACTTCATCTTGTCAAATTCTTTTTCAGTAGCCCAGCCAGAATCACTCACACAGTCGATCCACTCCACTCTGACTTTAGGAAAAGGTATATCGGGAGTTCCTATTGAGGCAATGCTTTTTCTTCTTTTCTTGGGCATAATTTCTTATAGCTTATTAAAATGTATATGTATGTGAAAAGTTTTAAAAAAAACATAAAAATGAAAAGCCTCGCGTGCTGGCAAACCTAGATTTTGCCATAGGTAGACAAAATAATCTGTCACTTTTGACAAAAAGTGTCTACCTGACTGTCTACCCTAAAGTCAATAAAATCAACACTTCTAGACGAAAGTGACAGAATGACACTTTTTCTAGAGTAGTTTTTATTTTTTTTTTTATTTTTTTTACCATACATATACATTGTCACAATACTTGCCTATCTGCCTTATTTTCGACACAATATTTCCTCATTGCTGCCAATTTGTCCTCAGCTGCTGCAATTTTTTCTAATAGCTTATCAACTTCTCCTGTAATGTCTGTATGTTCTGGTATAACTAGATTATGCTCATCTAATGCACCTATTTTATATAGTGCGTCCTCTATTTCTGCTTCGTATCTCTTTAGAAGCGTTCTAAACAACATTTTATTCATTTTGTAAAATCCTCCGCTTTCATTGGTTTTGTTTTTTCTTTCTCATCAAACTGTAACTCGTGATACATGTCTAATCTTTTTAAAAATTTATGTTTCCATTGTTTTAATTCAGCGTCTTGTATTTTAAATTCTTGATAATATAAATCCGGTGTGCATACCATTATAACTCCTTGTCTTATTTTACTGCCATAAACATAGTCATGAGCCATGGCGTATGCAGCAATTTGTAAGAAATAGTCATCTATCCATTCTAGTTTTTTAGGTCGATTAGATTGTTTAAAGTCTACAATAGACTCCATATCATTGTGTAAACATACGAGATCAGTGCTCCCAGCATAAAGGCCAGGATAATGTAATGTAACTTCCGAGCCATAGTATTCTTCAACAGGTGTAAGACCCACTTCAATAATTTTTTGGGCCATGGGCTTCGCCTCTTGTCCGATCCCTGTAAGATCATCGTAGCCAACTCTTTGTATATAAGATTCCAAGAATTTGTGCATGGCAGTTCCCCGCCTACTACTATGATTTTTGATTCTGTCTGCTTCTTGTTCTCCAACTTTGGCCTTCCAATCTTTTATAAATTGTTGATTTTTAGTAGCGCCTAATATCGTAGTTACACTTGGAAGTCTATAATTATCTATGTCATAAACCCTGGTCCCTGTTCCATGATCCGTGATCTGTTTTCCTTGTATATAGCTGTATTTGTTACTTAATTTAGGTGCTTGCATCATAAAAATGTTATCTTCATATTCTTTTAAGTCTTTTTCATCCATCATAACTTATCTTTTAATTCTTTTAAATATTCTTCTTCTTCATTATTTTCTCTTTCTTTTTTATTCCTTAACGATTGTTCATAACTTTCTTTCAATTCTTTTTTATTCGTCTCAAATGGATCTTCACCATCTAAAACTTTATTTTTAAATATTTCATCAAAGTTTTTTCGATACAAATCGTTCGAAACCCTTGATTTACCGTCCCATTTAGGTTTACCTTTTTTTGTCATTCTAAATTCATTAACTTTTTGTAGTCTTGTAAATTCACAACATTACCATTCATAAGTTTAAAGTCTAGTTGCTTTGCATAATGCTCTATAACTTGTTGTATTTTAGGTAATTTAGTGTGTGCAAACGGCCAAATTAAACAACAAACACGATAAGCATCTCTAAATGTGCAACGCCATCTGTATTGCATCAAGTATTTAGTTCCGTCTTTACGTAAACCTTTTTTAGGTTTTCTATTTACAGTTCCAACACCTAATACTTCATGCAACCATATTAACACAGATTGATCCGTCATAGATATCTCCATACTAATACGCATAGAATTAGATACTCTATAACCACTACCTTTATGTTTCTTTTTCTTTTCCGGTCGTCTTGTAATATTTATACTACCTTCACCATCAAAAAGCCCTGCAATATATGCTACATCAGTTTCTTTTATCATTTGTCAGTATCCATCTTACTGTTGCGGTTGTTGGGTCGTATCCATCAAACCTACTAGTGCAACTTGATGTCATGATTATGATCATCGTCAAAGTCACCAATAAGATTATTTGTAGTCTCATAAAACTCCCCTTCCGAATCACAGTCCCAACATTGGTGTACTGTCGATTCATCTTTTTCTAAACTTGCAACTTTAACGTATCCATTACCTTTACAGGTAGAACAAATTAATTTTTTTAGTCTAGCCTTTTTTAATTTTGCCATTTAACTTTTTCGCTTTCTCATTTGCTAATGATTCAATTGTTTTAGATATTGATAACTTTGCATCGGGCAATAAAACCTTCGACAAATTTATTAAAACCTTGTATGTTTCATGCGGTAGCGAAACATTTCTATATTTAGTTATATCGGTCATTGTTTCCTTTCATTTATTAATGATGATAATATAGGATAAAATTAAAGTTTGTCAATATGAAATTTATATTAGGTTTAATAATGTGTTCTAGCATTTATCAAACGTGCTTGCCGCCGCATGAATGGCATAAAACATTTGATAGTCACTATGAATGTATGATATTTGGCTATGAAGAATCTTTAAGAAAAGCAAAGGAAATAGGGCCAAAAGACGTAAATGAATATGGCACCATTATTAAATTTTATTGTTATGAAAAACCTGAGACAAATACTTGATTTTGTGGCAAAAATGTGGTAAGCGGTACGTTCTTACCTTTAATACCTATTCTAATCTTCTCTCTCTTTTAGGATAGGTTCGTCATTCCATTTCCTAAGTAACCAAACTATAAATCCGTAAATTAGAATAATTATAGAAATGCTTATTAAATAATCCATAAAACCCCTACAATTTCCGTGCACGTACTCTTGTAGGAGCAAAGGCTCCGAGGCTACCCCTACCATAACGGGGGTCACAGCTTGACGTACAGGGAATAGCGCGAGGCATTATTTGGACGCCGGTCCTTTTCAACCTTTTTAATTTTATTTGCATATACATCCTATAAAATCTCCACTACCATCGTTCATCACGTAAGCGGTAAGAACTTCAGAATATACTGTCAACTTTAGTCTTAATATGTCACACATATCAAAACAACTTATTAAAATTTTATCTACTAAAGATATTCCATCAATCATCTGTTTTGTCACTGGTACTAGATGATACATTCCATCGCTCAGGATAATAAGTTCCATCTGCAAACTCCTTTACTGCTTGATACCAAAGATCTTTGTATTGTGGATCTTTAGTTTTATTCCACATGATGGCTAACTCATCAATCTTCTTTTGTATCATGTGTTCTTGTTCCATTAGCAAGAATTTTTTTTAAATTTGATGCATGTAAATCTAATTTAGCATAAGGCTTCCATGCTTTTTTAATCAAATTTAATTCTAATACTAGATTAGACCATTGTTTTTGACTTATATTTTTACTTGTTATAGTTATAGTTTTTTCTTTCATGCTGTATATATAGGTCTTTGTAGGATAATTGTCAACTTTTATCTGCCTTGGCCTCGGTATTTTTTATACTGACGCCGGCGGGATTTGTTCATTTTGCACAAGCTAGGGTTGCGTCCAATTGATGTTTTATGAAACACCGGTTCGTGTGCTACTTTTACGTATAAACCTTTAGCCTTCTTGGCCATTTCTTATTTCTAATTTTATTTGATCTTTTTCATTGCTAGACATAACTGGTATATAACTAATTTTACCATTAATTTTTTGTTCTAAATCAGTACCACATGTTGTGCATCTAAAATGATCAGACGCAAGACTTACCAATATAACCTCAAAGTTGCAATGCGGACATCTTCCATTTACTATTTCTGTTTTAAATATTGCTTTATCCATTATTGTGATAGTGGATTAGATGTAGATACTTTAATTTCTTCTATTTGTATTTTAAGTAATTCTATTTCTTTTTCGTTTACTAATATTTTAGTGTGACCGTGTTCAGTTCCTAACGCTTCAACTTTTTCTTCTAACACTGCTATTTGTGCAGAATAATCAGTTGTAGATCTACCTTCTATTTCGTTAAGTCTAGTAGTGAGCTCACCATATTTTGTAAAACCACCACCTATTGCAACAACTGCTGCAATTAAAGCTGCTATACCTGCTAATTGATCTTTAAGTTTGCCCATTTTTTAATATCTCCAATTCATTCAAAAGCTTTTGCTTCTTAAGATTTATTTCTCCAAGTTTTCTTGCTTTGATGTCTATCTTATCATTTTGAGTATAACTTGCAAGATTAGTATTTGGATATATTTGCCTGTTATCAAATATATTTAATTGATCTAAATATATGTTTTTTGGTGCATAAAAAGTTGTATTTGCGTACATATTTAATGATGCTTGTTCACTTGTCATAGCTTCCATTTTTATGATATTCTTTACCGCTAAATTTTTAGAAATATCTTTAATATCACTGTCAACTTTATCCATTATCTTTGCAAGATTTTTAACGATAGCTTTTTTCTGTTGTATAGCTTTTTGTTTGGCAAGCTTCTTGGTCTGAACAGCGGACTTCTTAGAAGTTTCGCTAGTAGGTTTTTTTTCTTTAACTTCTTCTTTTTTTTCATTTGTTTGTTTTACCATCTTAGTAGGTTTTTCTTCAACAGATTCTTCTTCAGCCATTTCTGTTGGTTCTTCTTCTATCATCTCCTCTTCAACCATCTCTGTAGGTTCTTCTAACATATCTTCTTCCATCATCTCTTCTTCAGGAAAAGACTCTGTCATCATAGCTGGTTTCTCTTCAATCATTTCTTCTTCAGGAAAAGATTCAACCATCATAGGTGGTTTATCTTCCATCATTTCTTCTTCTTGAAATGTATCATTAGCAAAAGACTCTGGCTCTTTAGTTGGTTGCATAAACATAGGAGGTTTATCTTGTACAAACGATTCCTCTGTTGCAAAGCCTTCATCTTCTTCTGGCATCATAGGTAAGAATGTTGCAACAATCTCATTAGACTCTTCATACATTTCCTCCATCATAACATCGTCAGCAAACACAACTATTGGTCCATCTTCAAGTTCCATACCTTCAGGTTCCATCATAAACTCTTGGTCCATTTCTATAAAAAATTCTTGGATAAATTCTTCTGCAAATTGAAATGTATT